TTTCTTCATCTCCAATATATACTTTATGAAGTAAAGAACCCATATTAATTTTACATACAATAATTTTCATTTTATTATTATCTCCTTTCAACTGTATTTAGATATTTTTCCAAGTTTGTCTAAGACCTATTCTTGAAATTGTGATTTGAGAAACATTATATTCTTTAGCTAATAAACTTGAACGCTATCCATTATCATATCTTTTTCTTATCTCAAGAACTTGATTTTTAGTTAATTTGGCATTATTAATATTAGGAGGTTTTTTAGTATGTCTATGAGCTTCTGCATTTTCTTTTGTATAAACTTCAGGCATTATTCCTATCCAACTTTTATTTAACCAAATTCGTTCAAACGCATTAAAAGTTATATGATCTTTATATTTTTCATAAACTTCATTTTTTGGTTCTATATTTTTATAAGCAGTTCGAATTTCTTTAACTTCTTCTTCAGTGGCTAAAGCACTATCTCCAAATCCTCCAATATAAATTCCTTTAGGATGACCTCCATCTCCTCCTTCTGTCATATTATATCCTTGATTTGAAAAAGAATTATAATAAGAAATCCAATATTTTTCTCTTTCATTAGAAAGTGTATCATATTTTTCTAAAGGAATATTTTCAATTATCTCAAAATTAAAATTTTCCTATCCATATTTATTCAAGGCTCTACATAAAGCTCTTGTAGAGCCTTGTTTTGCTTCATAAATATGCTATTTCCATCTCTATTCAATATTTTTAGACTTACCTATATATTTTTTATTATTTATTTTATTTGTAATCTTATATATCCCAGTACTCACTTATTATACCTCTATTACTGCATTATCGTACGGGAAAAGATAATAAGCAAAAGCTTCATCATCAATACGTATCCATATTTCATAATTTCCGTCTGATTGCTCTTCTATTGAAATTACTTCGCCTCTATCAGTGCAACATCCTAAACATTCTGCTGCGGCAATAGCCGGAGGATTAGGATTTTGATTTTCATACATATGAAAAATAGTTATATCACTACGTTCTCTACAATATAACATTCCATAACAATCACATTTCATATTAAAAAAGTTTTCAAATTTTTCCTGCGCGGCCGCCATCTCCAAATGATTTAATGGTTTAAAAGCCTATTTATTTTTCATTAATTCTTTATTGGCACTATATAATGTACCCATAGAAAGTTCTGCCATTTTATCTCCTTTTATACAATAGTTAATTTATCTAAATAAATAACATTTTGATTTGAGCTACCTCTTAATGGTAATGTAACGTCTCTTTTGTCTTTTTCATATCTGCCATCAATTAAAACGTCAGCTTGTTTTAATATATTTATAATTTTTGGATTATCTTGTGATATTAATTCAGCATATGTATAACCAGACCATATGTAAATTTTAATATCTGGATATGCAGTACGAACTGCGGTGATTATATTTAGAACAAAATCTAAATTTTCCTCACATAATGGTTCTCCTCCTAAGATACTAAAATTTCGTGTAATGCCATTTGCGGAAATAGCTTTTACAATTTCTCCTCTAATGTCATCAGGAACTTCATATCCTCCATCAAAGTCCCATGTTTCTGGATTATGGCACCCAGGGCATCTATGCGGTTACGGGCACCCTTGGGTCCATAAAGATACACAAACACCTTCTCCATCTGTAAAATCATTTTCCATTAAACCCGCGTAGCGCACTTGGCATCACCTCCTAAAAACTCTGGATGCAGAGTTAAAAAAATTTTTTGATTTTCTTTAATATTTTTTCTCATAGGAATTATATAATCTTTAGTTAATTCTAACCTTCTTTTACCAGAAATTATACATTGAAGGGTATTACCTTTTATATTATATTTTTCTCCTATTTTTGCCATTGAATCTTTTGTAAATAAAACATCATAAAAAATCTATGTAAAATTATCTTTCTAAATAGGTTTATTATTAATCGGTTTAATAGGAAAAGGCCCAGAATAAATATTTTTATAATAAGGGTGCTAACCATTATAACAATATTTACCTTGATTAATTGAGGTAACTTGCTCTTCAGATAAATTATATTTATTTTGAATGTCTTTTAATAATAATTTATTATTTTTTATATCTAAAATAATTTTTTGATATTGCTATTTAGATATAGTTAATCCTGTAACATCATATTTACGTAAAGGATAATTTAAAGTCTATTTATACCAAGCTTTTCCATTATTAATTGAAATTATAGTTCGAACTGAAATATTATAATTTTTAGCAATATCTGTAAATGACATTAAATTATTATCATTTTTTAATATATTAATAATTTCATTAACTTGATTTTCTGTTAATTTAGACCAGACTCTTCCACCATCTCCACCTTCAGTAACGTTATATCCTTTATGATGTACTTTTGAATCATATAAATTAATATAATATTTTTCTCTCTAATTAATCTATTCGTTTGGAATATCAGTTTCAATTACCTAGAAAGAAAAATTTTTTATTCCATCTTTATTAAAAGCATTATATAATGGAATTGAAGTTTTTCCTTCTGATTTATAACATTCAAAATCATGTAGATGTTCTTTCCATCTTACCTAAACAGGTCTAATTGTTTTACCTATATAATATAAACCAGAAATATTATTAGTAATTTTATAAATTGTTGCCATTTTATTTTCTCCTCTTATTTTTTATTTTCTATAATACTATTAAAAAATAAAAAATAAAATTTATTTAAAATGTCCAAATTTTGACAAATTTTATTTTTACCTAGTCCATAATGATACACATACACCGCAACCATCTGTAAAATCATTTTCCATCAAGCCTGCATATTTCATTCTTTCCATCCTCGTAATAATTTACTATGTTTAAAACGTTTTTCTACCTATTGCTGTTTACCAAGATTAAAAGCAGTGGTGTAATTACCAGTTAAATAACCTGTTACTCTCCGTAATCTTTGAATATGTGTACTACCACATTGAGGACATTTATCATTAATTTCATCGGTATATCCACAATCCATGCACATATCATTTGGAACATTAATAGCAAAGTACGGTATGTCTTTATCCATAGCATAATTTACTAATGTTTCTAATGCTTCAAGATTGTTTTTAACGCCACTATCAAGTTCAACATAAGTAATACATCCCGCAGAACTATATGGAGTTAATTCTGCTTCAATATCAATTTTATCAAATGGGCTTATTTCTTTCCATACTGGAACATGCATTGAATTAGTAAAAAATTTATTTTCAGATACGTTAGGAATCTCTCCATACTTTTCTTTAAATCGTGTCATTGCTGTATAGCACAAATTCTCGGCAGGAGTGTAATATACTCCGAAATTTAACTTATATTCTTGTTTAAATTCCGCACATCTATTTTTAAATAATTGCTCAATATGTTTAGCTAATTCCATACCTTCTGGGGTTGTATGATCTTTTTCAATAAGAATTTGAAGACATTCAGCTAAACCTAATTGACCTAAAGCTAACGTTCCATGACGTAATGCACTACGAATACCTTCTTCTGGAATATACCCTTCCATTGTACCATTCTCCCACATAAATTTTGCGGAAGCCGGTGATTGTGAGCAAATATAATTAAATCTTTCAATTAGCATATCTTTTGCTTGATAAATTTTTTTATCTAATAATTCTAAAAATGTATCAATTAAATTAAAATTTTTATCTCCAGTTCCATCATCTGAGCCACTCATTATTGCATTGATTTCTTTTTCTCTTGCTTCCATAGCAATAGTAGGAAGAATAATAGTTACTGGACAAATATTGCCGCGGCCGTCCTTTGTTTGACCCATACCGTTAATATCGTAACCATTTGCTGTCCTACAACCCATCGTGCTAAAATATGTTTTAGGATCATTACGATCATAACCTATATTACCTGTCCAATCTACATTAGCATAATTAGGATATAAACGTTGTGCTGTAGACTTTAATGCTAATTTAAAAAGATCGTAATTAGGATCTCCAGGTGCTCTATTTACACCTTTCATGCATTGAAAAATTCCACACGGGAAAATACTGGTTTTATGTAATGCTCCAATTCCTTCAATAGATACATCAAGTAATGCTTGAATTACCATACGACCTTCAGGAAGAGTACAAGTACCGTAATTAATTGAAGTAAAGGGTAACTGATTTCCACTTCTACTTTGTAACGTATTTAAATTATGATACATGCCCTCTACAGCTTGATATATTTCACGATCTGTCATATCCATAGCATAATCATAGGCTTTTGGACAATTTAAATTTTTATAAAAATCACCATCAATTGCTAAGTCTTTTATTTCTACAGGTGGTTCTTTATCAAGTATAATTTGTTCTACATAATGTACACCATCTTTAAAATGTTTATAAAAACTTTTACGGACATATGGAACCATTGTCCAGTCAAGGTGTGTAGCCGAAACGCCACCGAATTGATTTAAAGATTGTAATTGAAAAATTACAGCTACAAGTTGAAATGCAGTATTAACACTATTAGCTGGCCGCACATCAGTTTGTCTTGTATTAAAACCATTTGCTAAAAGTTTATCAAAAGGTACAGATAAACAGTTATGGTCTCCAAGTGCGTAATGCCCAAGATCGTGAATATAAATTTTATTATTCCTATGAAGGTCCGCCATCCATTTTGGCATACAGTAATTTAAAGCATATTCTTTTAAATTTGCTTCACTAGCTTCACCCATGCGACCGCCAAAAGATTCTTCATCAACATTAGCATTTTGCATTTCATTATTATCAACATTTAATTTAGTTTCAATATTTTTTACATAAATACCATTTGCTTCTCTTGCTTTAGTGCGCTCTTGTCGGTAAGTAATATAAGCCTTGGCTACATCTTTTCGTTTCGTACTCATAAGGCCTTTTTCAACTAAATCTTGAATTTCTTCAATTGAAAGAATATTCTTATAATCTAAACAATAACCTTCAATGTAATCTGCGATATTATTTGCTTTATCTATTGCGTAATCGGTTAACTGTCCATCAACCGCGACAAAAGCTTTTAATACTGCATTTTTAATTTTCTAAGTATTAAAATCTACTAATCTATTATCTCTTTTTCTTATTTTCATATTTCCTTATATACCTCCTAATTATTTTTTTATTTTAAGGAACATATATATATGAAAATTGATATATATCTTTTATCTTATATTGTCCATTTTCTTTTAATTAATTCTTTAATAATATCTAATACAGGAAAAATTTCATTAGTATTATTTAAAACTCCTTTATATTCAAAAGGTATATTAATGAAATCTTTATAATCAGCTTGAAATCTTCTACAAATTTCCATACAATCAGGATTAGATTCTCTTTTTAACTGTCTAATTAAACGAATTTTATCATAACAATAAATTCGAATAGGCAAACAATCCATTTCCTTATTTTCTAAAATTTGTTGAATACCGCCAATATTAAATATTCCAATATTAATTTTATCCTTTGTTAAATGATCTATAGAAGTTCCATACCACCAATGTTTAAAATAATTAAACTCTATCCATTTATGCATATTATTCCAATTTAAAAATTGTTCAGTAGTTGGTATAAAATGATAATGGACTCCATCTATTTCACCCTCACGCGGCGGCCGCGTTGTGCAAGAAATGATTTCAGAAAGGTTTTCCTTTCCGAAATCAGTTTTCATTATTTCCTTTTGTATATAATCTTTTCCTGACCCTGCTTCACCAAATAATGCTACAATTTTATATTTATTCATTATTGTCTCTTTCTTTTAACATTATAATAAAATTTTCAATTAGTTTTAATTCTATTGAGCTTAATGTTTCTTTCATTTCTGTTCCTTCAGGAGACTAACAATAACCATCAATCATTTTTAAAATTGCTACATCTATATCATTCATTATTATTCTCCTATTGCTTCAATTAATTCTAATAAAAGATTTTTTAATTCTTGGTTATTATGATTATCTAATGGAACATAGCTATTAAAAAGAAATTCTTTTTGGATTCCAAGTGCATTATCTACTAAAGATAATACAACATGAGAAACTTCTATCATACCTTGTTCCATATATTTATTAGTTAATTCTTTTTTTGTTTCTCCGCTTACTTTAAACCAGTAATCTTGCATTTTATCATCTTTACGGATAAATTCAAAATCAGATTTATTCATTATTATTCTCCATTCCATAACGAGTTGAAATTAATCCAATATTTCTACCTTCAACTTCAGTAATTTTATATAAAGTGTGTCCTCCGGTAGATTTATATTTTTTAGCTACAAATGTATCATCTCGTCTATATCCTGTAACTAAAAGTTTAGTTCCTCTAGTAAACCAACCTTTTTCTTTTACTTTTTTAGCACCTTCATTATCAATTTCACTAATTTGTCTATTATACATTGCATAATAGTCTCTAGTAAATTTAATATTTACTACTCCTGTTGTTGTTAATAATGTTACCGAATGTCTCGTATCATTTTTTCCAATAACAGTTCCTGCAATTCTACAAAGTTTATAAATAGGGATTTGTTTCCCATTTCGCTGAAAGAAATAATCAATAGGAGGTTCAGATGATAAAGAATTAAAATCTACAATACCGTATCTTTGTGTATCAATATGTGCTAATTCATGTTCATGATAATAAAAACATAATGATGACATCTCCCACGCAGAAATATTTCCTATTGCATATTTATCCCATTCTGCTTTAAAAAGTTTTGTGTTTAATTCATTAAGAATTTGACCTTGATTTTCTTTTAACCAATCTCTTATAATATCCATTCTACTTTTATAAATATTATCCCAAATTTTTTGATCTATATAATATTCACCATTCATAGAATCAATATCACTTAAATCAAAATTATCGTCAAAAAATTGCATAGCTTCTTGATCTGGCATATGATAATAATTATGATACTTATGAGATTTTAAATATTTATTAAAAAAGAAAATTTTCTTTTCAAGAGACAATGAATTAGGAATTAAATTATTTGCTATTAATCCATTAAAATTTTGTAACGTTAATTTCTTCTTTGGTTCTGATGTAATTGATAAATAATAAATCATAATTAAAATGCGGGGATTGGTATGAACTTCATTAGCCCAGTCTAATTCAAGATTATCGAAGGCTCCGCCTTTAATTAAATTAATCATAGCCGTTTTATTTAATGGACATCTACTTAAAAAGTCTTTAAAAGATTTATACGGACGATTTTGTTTAATTTGATCTACTATTGCCGCACCAACATTACTTAATGCTTTCATACCAAATAATATTTGATTATTTTCAACATCAGGTTTAAAACCATAATCAGATTTATTAATATCAATTAAAGATACTTTGATACCATCTTCAATAATTTCTCCTATTGCTTTTGCTATTTTTCCGTAATCTGCACTTTGTTCCTTTTTTTTCACAGGTTTATCATCTTCATCATATTCATTATCATCTTCTTCTTCTAGGCTACCACTATTAACAACAAGACATGCGGTATCCCAATAAATTGGATTCCACCGTGTAGCTATATATGCTGTTTGAAAACCAATAAACGAATATGCTAAAGCATGTATTACGGAAAAAGAATAACCCATCTGGGGCCCCACTCCATTTTCCCATACATATCTACCAAGTTTTTCAGAACTTGCTTTTTCTAAAATCATTTGATGCAATTCTGGAATTTTACTCATTTGTTTTTTACCAACAATTTTACGAGCAGCATTAGCTTCTGCTAAAGTAAAACCACAAATGTTTTTATCCATAAGCATCAACATAAGCTGTTCCTGACTCGGTGGAACTCCATATGAAGATTTAAAATATGGTTCAAGATAATCTCTTTCATTGGGAGTTAATCCAAAATCACGCATTTCTTTATACCAAAGATCAAGATTATTCTTAAAACGAATATATTTTTCCATTGGTGTCTCTGCACCTTTTTCCGCAGTCATTAATCTCATTAATCCATTTGCATCCGTTAATTCAAGAATCGTTGTTGGTTTAATTTTCTTTGCTGCTTGACTTCCTACTTCACTATCAAACTGAAACACATTTATTACCGTGCCATTTTGAATCGCATCCCATACTTTTTTATCATCCATCGGTAAAACATTTGGATGAAAATATTTATCATACACAGAACGAAGATTAATTCCATTATCTTCAATTACGCCATCTTCTTGTAAAAATCTAATAGCTTGAGCGAGTTTATCCTGTACTTCTGTTACCAAGAAGTCATACTTAACCATACCCGCTGCTTCACAATCATGAAGATCATATTGTGTAATAACCTCTCCTTTTGGTGTTCTCATAAAACAACCAAATTCATATGGATCTTCATCAAATAAAATAACACCACTTGCATGGCTAGAGCGTTTATTGATAAGTCCTACAATACCAAAAATAATATCGAGAAGCCCAGGATACATATTTACTTCATTAACAAAAGCATGAACAGGTTCTCTTTCTTTATCTTTATTACCATTTATTACATCTTCAAGCGGCCAGAGGAATCCTCTTTCAGAGGGGATTAAAGATGCAATATACTGAGCCTCATCATTATCAATTCCATCTGGATATTCTTCAGACCGATAACCGCGACAGGCTGTAAGAACAGCGGACTTCGTTTGTTCAGTACCATACGTAGCTACTAAAGTACAACCCAGATTTTTCCTTGAAAGCTCGTCTATGTCAGGATTGAATCGGCTGCCGCGCTCCTCCTTTATCTTTCTTACTATTGCTCCTTTTTTCGATGGACATATATCAATATCAATGTCTCCAAGTTCCGTTCTTTCATCATTCATATAACGAAAAAATGGAAGATTCCATTCTATCGGATCAAGCTGAGTAATACCTAAAAGATAATGGTTTAATGCTGCACAGGACGAGCCTCTTCCTGCACCAACCAGGCTCCCGCACTCCCACATCATATCAATATAATATTTAAGTGTGATAGGATACTTAAACATATTAGTTTCAAGTTTTTCTCCTATTACTTTTTTTACTCTTGCTTCTTCCTCTAATTCATCAAGATATTTACAATAAATTAAATGTCCTTGTTTTTTTTCATTTAATTTATTTATGCATTCATTAACCCAATACCTATCATAAATATCATCTGATTCATATAATAAAGTTAATGTTGGATAATGATTTTCAAAATAATCTCCTTGAGTTGAAAAAGGTTTAGAATAATTTTTAACAGGCACACTTGGAATAGTTTGATTATGAAGTAAATTATATATTTCAATTTTATCAAACATTTCCATACTATTTCGACACATTTCATCTATCATAATACCAATAGATGGTTCAAGATTTTTTCTTAAATCTTCTTCATCTTGAAGATAAGCATATTCATAAAAAGCATCTGTCTCTCTCTCCCCACCCTTTGAATTAAGATATGCCTTATGAATGTATCTATCTTCTTTTTTTAAATAATGTGCATCGTCACCAATTACTACTTTTTTATTAAAAACGTGCGCTATCTGTACTAATTTATTGTTTGCAATAATCTGATCTTTAGATGCCGCAGGAGCTACTTCAACATAAAAATCATCTCCGAATAATTCATCCATAAACTGCATATATTCAACAATTTGATTATATTTAATTGTTGCAGTTTGTAAATCTTCAATTTTTCTAGCCTGTTCCATTTCAATAATGGAACTAGATAATTCTCCTCCAAGACATGCGGATGTTGCTATAAGATGACCAGGATCCCGCATTACAATTTCTTTTAATTCACTTTTGAGAGTTGGTACACGCTCCATGCCTCTATCCCAATATGAATTCATCCAGGCTATTGATGATAATTGACGTAACTGTTTGTGTCCGATAGCATCTTTAGCAATTAATATTTGATGCCAATATTTAATTCCATTTTGTCTTATATCAGTAAGATAAATTTCATTTCCTATTGCAATTTTAAAATCTGGATTTTCTTTTTGAAGCTTACAAATACGAATAGATTGAGCTATCGTTTCATGGTCAGTAACGGCCAATCCTGCTAGCCCAATTTCTTTTCCTCTTTTTATAAGATCTGGTAATTTTACGATACAGTCAAGTAAACGGAAATTTGACATTTCTGTATGACAATGTGGAATAAATCTTATCATTTATAATCCTCTTGTTTTAACGTTTTCTTCATATTCAGTGCATTTTGTTATAATATGATTAATATGGATATTATTTTCTTGCTCTATAATGTCTAATATTTTCATATTAATACGAGCCATATCATCAATATATTTACATATATTTTTCTTTTTACATATATTACAATCGTATTTTTTGTCTCTCATTATCTCATCTCTTTTTATAATTATATCATAATTTTATTTTCTTGTCAAATTGCTTAAATAAGAATAATTTATTGATTCAATGAGATTTTTTAAATCATAATCCAATGAATCAATTTCAATATGGGGAATACCGCACATCATTAATTCAGATATATTTTCATGATATCTATCTTCCGCATTTTTCCATGCTTTATAATCTTTTTCCAAATGAGATTGATTATAACGTTGTTCTAATTTCTTTATCCATTGATCCGCCAAAAGAATAGAAGGATATACGCAAATAACTATTTCTGAACTATTTTTTAAACGTTTTCTTACTACTTCATGAGAAGAAACAAAAACATTGTACCCTTGTTTAGATAAATGTTCAGCAATATTACAATAATAAATATACCAATTAGATGGTCTTATTCCATTATACCAAAAATTACCACTTTCTAAATCTATATAATTATTTTTATGATTTGCCAACGTACTTTTTCCAATACCTTGATATCCTATAATAATCATATTATACCTCTTTTTTATTTTTTTACTGTTAAATAATAGTCTTTTTGAAACTCCTTACAAGAAGCTACAAAATTAATTATAGGAGGACAATATCCATTATCAATCTTACCTTCTACTTTTGATATAATCTCAGGAGTTTCTATTCCTTTATATTTACAAACATTCTTTTTTATACAAACATTACAATCAAAATTTTTAATTAACATATTAATCTCCTTTTTTATAATATATTTTTGAAAATCTTTCTTTAAGCTGTAATTCTATCTCTTCTTCAAGTACATTAAATAAATCAAATTTATACTTATTATATATTATTCTATTCCATTTTTTTATAATAGGCCAGTTATTTGGATTTTCTTTTATTTGTGGATATATTTCTTTAAAAAGAGATTCTAATTTTTTAGATTGGATATTCCAATTCTTTGCACTCTATTCCATGTTTATTAAAATACTCCTGTAAATATCTTCTTTCACTACATAAATTATTAGGTGTTTCGTATACCATTAATACAATAGTATCTTTATTAAATTTATTTAAACAATATTCAAATGCTTTTATCATTTTATCAAAATCAATAGTATCAAGCAATTGCC